GGAGTAAGTAATGAGTAACTCAATTTTTGATTTAGAACAAGAGATATTACAGTTTGCGAATGTTACTGACGACATTGAGAGAGTAACTAAGTATTTTGTAGAAAGTTCTGATTGGGAAGGTATGGACGGTGCATTAACTGATGCCCTCATGAACAAGTATTTTGCTATAAAAGAGCTGTACGAAGTTAAATTTGAGAATATGTGGCATACTTTTGAGCAAGTTTGTAAAGAGTATCATATTGCTCATAAATTGGCAGGATTTGAACGAGACAAAGAGCTAGAAAGTATATGGGATTTGGAGAATGAAGGATAAAAATTATAAAGTTATTGAAGCACATTATGGGCCAGAACACACTTTTTGGAGAGTAGTAGTTTCAGAAAAAGATAGAGAGTTTGAAACAGTAGGAAAGTTTCCTACAAAAGAACAAGCTGATAGGTATATTAATTACTTAACACAAGCTACAGATCGGAGGCATAATCAATGGTAGATAATGTAAATTATCCTCCACACTATCGCGCCCATGCGAGTGGGGTAGAATGTATTGAGATCACAGAACATATGAACTTTTGTTTAGGCAATGCAATTAAATATATTTGGAGAGCGGGTTTAAAGAAAGACGCTGTAGAAGATTTAAACAAAGCCGTTTGGTATATAAATAGGGAGATAAAAAGAGTTGGCACGACTAAAGAAAAAGGATCACGAGAATTTATCCGACACCAATATCAAGAAAGTTATAGATCTTCTGAGTGGGACTTCCCCAATCTCAAAGAAGGAAGCCTGCAGTATCCTAAATATAGCATACAATACAACACGGCTTCAGAGAATAATTGATGATTTTCAAGAAACTCAAGCGTATAGGGAAAAGAGAAAGTCCCAAAATAGAGGAAAAGCAGCTACAAGAGAAGAAGTGGCAGATGCGATTACTGGATTCTTATCTGGCGAGCCAATCAGTTCTATTGCAGCAGGACTTTATCGTTCATCCGGATTTGTTAAAAGCATCATCGAAAAAGTGGGTGTACCTCAAAAAGAAGAAGGACGGTACGATTATCTTCCTGAAGAATGCGTGGGAACTTCATTCGAAAAAGGAGAAATAGTCTGGTCAGCCAAATATCATGGCCCTGCCATAATTCGGCAAGAATTATCAGTAGATTACCAAGCCGAACTTCCAGGATATAAAGATGTAAACTATGAAAAGAAGTATGGATGTAAGGCTTACAATATCTGGGTAATAGAAAAAATCGACGACGATTACAGTGAGCGCTGGAGCACTGCTACTGGAGGTGGATTTAGTGCTACACAGCTTGCGTATGATTTAGGTAAGCTGTCTCACCTCAAAGAATATGGAGTAGATTTATCACGTATCTAAAAATATTTCTTGACTTTCATCTTCAATAGAAGTATAATATGTGTATTGAAGATGAGGAAACCAATGGGCGACCGATTTTATTTATCACAACTAGCCGCGACAGGAACGTGTCCTGGCGCAAAACTTACACAACTTAGAAGGAAACGCAAAATGGCATGGGACGACGATAAGAAGGCACAAGCTGTAGCTATGTATGAGGCGGCTGAGCCTACTCCCGAAACGTCAATGGAAATTGTAAAAGGCATTGCAGATGAATTGGAAGAATCACCTAACGGTGTTCGAATGATTCTTACTAAAGCTGGTGTCTATGTAAAGAAGAGCCCCGCTTCTGCTGGCGGCAAGACTACCGCGAGTGGTGGTAGTGGCGGGCGAGTATCTAAAGCTGCAGCGCAAGACGCTCTTATTGCAGCTATTAACGATGCTGGTCAGTCTGTTGATGAAGAAATCATTAGCAAATTGACAGGTAAAGCAGCACAATACTTTACCACAGTATTGAATGGTGTAAACGCAGCAAGCTAACCTATTCTCTAAAGTAACCTCCGAAACTCTTGTTTCGGGGGTTTCTTGTATTTCATTATTATAACCTGGACAGCACAGCAAAAGATTTTGCTAACCTACCAAAAGGAGTAATAATGAAAAAGGAAGAATTAGCAAATTTAATACGTGAATATGGGGATGCTATTATCACGTATAGAAGTGAAAAGTCAAACAAACTCAAATATAATGTGTGTACGTTAGACTTTTCTACGCCATATATTCAGCAAAAAAAGAATAGAGCTAAGGAATCCTCAAATACGTTACTTACGTTTTGTTGGGATACGGATTCGTATCGACTATTAAAACCTAACAATGTAACCAGTGTTGTACCTCTTGCTTCCATTCTTAAAAACGAGAGATATTAGTTATGGAACTATATGCCTCTCCTGAAGTATATGAAAAAATAATACACTATGATGAAGAACGAGAGCTCCAGGTAAGACTAACAATTAGTACTTTTCGTGGAGTAGAGTACTTGCACTTGAGAAAATATTTTTTGAGCTTTGATGAGGAGTGGTGTCCTACTCCTGATGGCATAGCTTTTCCACTAGACTTTGATAATTCTCGCGAGTTATTTTGCGGATTAGTAGAAATTTTATCTTTAGCAGAAAGCAAAGAAATCATTCAAGAGCATTTCTCAGAACTTTTAAATACGGTATACACAAAATAATTCTTGACTTTTCTTTCTCGTTAGAGTATAATATATGTTCTGAGTGAGGATAATAAGTGAAAGATTTTATTGAAAAGGCAAGTGCTCTCTATTACTCTGGTGCTCCGATTATTTCGGACGAAGAATTTGATGCACTTATAAAAAAGTATAACTACGATCAAGTGGGCTATCAGGTAACTGATGGAGTACCTCACTTGTATCGTATGTACTCTCTTCAAAAATACTTCAATCTTGCTGAAGCTCCAGCCAACTTAATCGACTATACTGTCTCTCCTAAGTTGGACGGGGCTGCTGTGTCTTTACTATATGTAAACGGACACTTTGCACTCGGATTGACACGAGGCGATGGTAATCTTGGCCGAGATATTACCACCAAACTAGAAGAGCTAGTACCTAGTATGATTCCTATGAAGGGAGAAGTACAGATTACTGGCGAAGTAGTTTGTCCCTCGTCTGTCCCCAATGCTCGTAACGTCGCAGCGGGGTCGCTAAACCTCAAGGACATTCAGGAGTTTCGAGAGAGATCCCGGGATTTAGTCTTTGTTGCTTACGACATACAGTTTGAAAGTGACTATTCAAACTATATCGACGCTATGAGTGCATTGGCCCACGAAGGCTTTAATGTTGTTACGACCTTCGACTCCAGTAACTATCCTACGGATGGTCTGGTATACCGTCTTAACAATCAAAAGTCTTTCAAAAAAATGGGATATACAGCTCATCATCCTCGCGGCGCTTTCGCTCTCAAAGAGCAGAAAGAGGGTGTACATACAGAATTACTCGATGTTGTGTGGCAAGTTGGCAAATCAGGCGTGGTCAGCCCAGTTGCTATTCTTCGTCCGGTCGAAGTGGAGGGTGCCATTGTGAGCAGGGCAACTCTACACAACATTGAGTACATTCGCAGTTTAGAGCTAGAGATAGGCTGTACCGTAGAAGTTATTCGGAGTGGAGATATTATTCCTCGAATCGTTCGCAGGGTACACCTTCAAAAAAATAGTTCTTGACTTTTAACTCACTTTTCCGTATAATATATTTAACTTTTTGGAGAACTCAAAATGCTGAGAAAAATTGTACCTCCCGCAGACTGTCCGTCTTGTGGTAGTACACTTGTATCTTCAAATCAGCTACTGTACTGCCACAACTTTAACTGTGCAGCACAGAAACAAAAGAAGATCGAGCATTTTGCAAAAACTCTAAAAATTAAGGGCCTGGGCCCTGCCACCATCGAGAAGCTAGATATACAGGATTTTGACGAGATTTATTTGTATAGTGTTGAAGCACTCTGCCAAAAATTAGGCGATAAACTTGGTACGAAGTTGTATCAAGAAATCTGTAATTCTGCTTCAGCTCCTCTCGATATGGTACTACCCGCTTTTGGTATTCCCCTTATCGGAAAAACGGCAACAAAGAAGCTGTCTGAGACTATTAACTCAATTATTGAAATAAATACAGACACTTGTGAGCGTGCCGGATTAGGCCCAAAAGCAACTGAGAGTCTATGCAACTGGTTGGACCGTGAATTTTATTGTTTCTATGATGGGTGTTTACCTTTTGATATGAAATTTAAGACGAAAAGTTTTAGCGAACATTTAGCAGATGCTACTGTATGTATCAGTGGTCGGCTAAAAAGTTTTAAAACAAAAGCGGAAGCTACAGATAAATTAGCCAATCTTGGCTATACTGTTAAGTCTAGTCTAACTAAAGATGTAACGATTCTTATTAACGAGAGTGGTATTGACTCGGCAAAAACTAAACAAGCCAGAGACGCTGGCGTAACTATCGTAACGGATTTGAAATCCTATTTGGAGAAAAAATATGGCACTTCCTAAGTGGACCGATGAGCGTACTGCTGAACTTACTTCCTTTGTTGGAAATGAGTCTCCAGTATCTCAAGAAACTGTAGCTGAAGCGGCAGATCGTCTGGAGACTTCTACTCGTTCTGTTTCTTCCAAGCTGCGAAAGATGGGCTTCGAAGTAGAGCTGGCATC